TTAAAACTGCGCATGATAGAGGTTTAGGCAAGGCTACATTCTTCTTCAATCTAGCGACGTGGACGCCAAGCGACACTAGCCAGCATACTATAAGAATTCAGGCGGTTTTTCAGAATCCTACGGCGTCTGGAATAACTCAAATGGGGTTACCGACTAATGCTGGTTTTACTTTTGGAGCTTTAGTGGGCGTTAATTCATATCCTGGAGGGGCTTATATTGATTTAACTGCTACCTGTACAGATGCTACGGCTGATTTTGGGATTGTATCGTCTGAAGGTTTTTCTTCTTTAACTGTTACGGAGCTGTCATAATGATAAATAAATTTACTAAGGATCTACTGGATATTAAAAAAGAGCTTTTAAGATTAAAAACATCTTCGCTTAAGTCTGCTGTTGGTCTTGGAGCTATTGAAACACCGGTAGAAATAAACACCCCTACATCTTCTTCTGGCGATTATTCCGGGAGAGCATATATTTTGGTACAAGGCGCTGAGCCATTTATCGTGCAAGGGTATTTTGATGACAATACTAGTTTTCAGAGCGACCACATATCTTTTATTGAAGGATTGTTCTTTCCTGCTCCTGGAGTTTCGCTACTAACTGTTAGGGTATTGAACACTGGAGCAGCTCCCGGCGCTACTTTTACAGATAATATGACATTTGTCACAACTTCAGCTGTCGCTATTAGTGTAAGTTATGATGGAGTAAATTAAAATGAAAGAAGAAAAGTTTGACGAATTAATTATAGAAATAGAAAAAGAGTTGCTAGCTCTTAAAACCACCAAGCAGACGGCTTCCCCACTTGTAAACTTTACATTTTTTTATCAAGATACTACTTCTATAAGCGGTAAACATTACGAATTAACTTTTGGAGACGGCAACCAGCCGATTTTCGTGACATTTACTTCGGATGTACCATCAGTAATTTATGTATTTAGAACGCCAGTGGGAAATAAACAAAAATTAGACGTCTATGATTTAGGCGGTAGCAATACTGCGAACTTCGCACTTGCGTCTAGCCGCCCAATTGTTGGAATAGTTGCTATTTAAGAAATAGTGTGATAGAATAAACTTGGCGAAAGTTCTAAACCTCTTACTCTACTTCTCGCCCCACCTAGACATCGCTTTCGTTTATCTTAGTCTAGGTGGTTCTTTTTTTGTGTTGACTTTTTATTTTTAATGCATATAATAAGATTAGGCAGCGTCTTATAATCCCGTTGACACTGCTTATAAAAGGTGCTATACTGGAGATAGGATTATAGGACGCTATCCCCAGTTCTCACTGGGGGTTCTTATTTTAAAATAAAAAACGGGAAGGAGGTAATTATAAAATGAATGAAGATAAAATAGGTATAAGTTTTGTAAACATACCAATAGAGATCTTTAGTAGTGGAGATTTGACTGCTAATGAAAAAATATTGTACGGCTATTTATCAATTTTTAAGAAGCAATGTTGTTTTCAGAGCAATCAAGCATTAGCTGAGGCTCTAGGTGTTAGTGAAAATACCATTACTAATGGTCTTAAACATCTTGAAGACCTAGAATATATTTTTATAGAGTTCGTGAATGGCAACAGTGCCGCAAGAAGAATATATGCACTTTTTGATAACCCTAAAAAATTAAAATATCTGCTACAAAAGGGTTATATGCAGAGTTTTCCACAGGGTCACAAAAATTGTGAACCTAATGCAGAGGGTCACAAAAATTGTGAGGGGGGTCACAAAAATTGTGAACCTCAAAACGGGGGTGAGGGTCACAAAAATTGTGACCATAGAATAATAAAAGATAATAAAAATATAGGCGAAGCTTCGGCTTCGGCTAAAAAAGAGCCGAGCCGAGCTTCTGAAACCGAAACTTTGACTAGAAGCCAGATACTTGAACGAGAATATGGGCTGTGAGTTAAATTTTGGCGCCTAGGAACGATTTTATATTTAAAAATGGTAAATGTAGCACATTAAAATTAAACTAGGCTTAAAACGCGAATAAACGCTAAATAATAATTCTTTACAAAAAAATTCAATCGTGATATTTTTGAATTATGGTGGTAGATAAATTCAATCCATTAGAAGACGACGAGTGTATAGCGTTTTCTGATTGGCTAAAAATGAACAATATACCCCATGCGCACATCGCCAATGAGAGTAGATCTGGTAGTAGAAATGCAATGATTCGTGGTGCAAAATTAAAAAGAATGGGCCAAAGTCGAGGGGTTTGGGATTATGAAGTATATGTCCCAATTAAAGGCATAGATGGCCGAGTAGATTGCTATGAATTATTAAAGATTGAAATGAAAAGACGACATTCGGGTACAGTTTCAGAAGAACAGAAGATTTGGGGAAATATCTACGAGCTAACCGGTATAAATTGTAAAATATGCCGTGGCGCTGATGAAGCGATTAAATATGTGAGCAGATTTTTGAAAAAAGAAGAAGATATTTTTTAAAGGGTAAAAAATGAAAGATATAATTTTAGCGTTAATAGCAATAGTCCCAACAACGGCAACGGCGCTATCCACGGTCTATATAAATAAAAAAAGAGTGTCAGATAAAAAAGAACAAGAAAGCCGGGACGCTAGAGCAGATGCTAAGTCATCAATTCAGAATATGATTACGCAAGATATTATTAGAGCTGAAGTATTAGGGAAAATGCCAGAGAATAGAACAGATATAGAAGATGAATATTCAATCTATCACGCGAATGCCGGAAATGGCAAAATAACCCGCCAAGTAAATGAATATTATGCTTGGTATGACCAGTTCACACCTAGTAGAAATAACCCTAACAGAGTAGATTCGTCCAAAAGAAAATATCCTAAAAATATATGTGTGATGGTAGACGAAGCCACCGCTAAAAAGATCCGGGAGTTTATCGATAAGGGGTAGCTTGTGGAAAACTCTGCATAAAAAACGCAAAAAAAGTCCAAAAAAACTATTGCGTTTTATTTTTTTGTAGTGTATAATTAAAACATAAAGATAAACGAAAGGAGCAGAAATGCGAATACAAGTAAAAGACAAAACAAAAAATGGGGAGGTTAAAGTAAAAACTAACTACTGGCAAAGAAAAGTTGAAAAACAACTAGAGCAAATTAACAACGAAATAGCCATAATCAACAACCAACTAAAAGAGGCTTTAAGATGAGCAAAATTGGAGACTATGTACTTGAACAATTAGAAAAGGGATTAGAATTAGTGGATGGCGAGTGGGTAGACCCGACAGACACTGACGAATGGAATAGAGCTTTTGTAGAATGGCAAAATAGCATATTGATAAATTAAAAAATCGGGGAGGGAAACCTCCCCACCAAAGAAAGGAAGTAAGATGGAAAAAACAACCGAATTAGCAAAAAAGACTGAGAATGTAAGTCTAGCTAATCCGCAAGCTGTTATAGAATTCGCTAGCGAATTGAAAAGAATCATTGTAGATAATAAACTGTACACCGATATTAGGGACAAGAATTATGTAAATGTGGAAGGTTGGCAAATCGCAGGCGCATTCACTGGGCTTTATCCGGTAGTAGAGTTAGTAGAGAAAATCGCCGACACTGCTAAGATTAAATATCGTGCCGAGGTTAGTTTAAGGGATAAGGACGGAAATAAAGTAGGCTATGGCGTGGCTATCTGCTCTAATGGAGAAGCAGGAAAAACTAATTTTGATGAATACGCAGTGGCTAGTATGGCTCAGACCCGCGCAGTAGGAAAAGCGTTCAGATTGAAAATTGGATGGCTTCTAAAAATCGCAGGATATGAGACCACACCAGCGGAAGAGATGGACACCGTCTCGGTTAACCAAGTAGAGAGATCTAAACAAATACTAAATAATCATTTTGGAGGTAAATAATGCGTAAAAATATTAAAGAATTAATGGGGCCGGCTCTGTTCGGTTTAATAATGGGACTAATCTTCATAGGAGGAATGTAAATGAGCAGTTTTATGGAACGATTCGGCCAATTAACAGTTGGACAAGTAAAAGAAATGAACAAAACACATTTAGAATACGAAATCAATAAATTAAATAAAGCAATCGAGGAGAATAACTAAAATGGCACGACCAAAGAAAAATACTAAAGCAGGAAAATTGGCAACTAAGAAATGGCGTCAGACGATGGAAGCTAAATATGGCAATATTAGCGATATGATGGCAGAAATTGGGAGAAAAGGCGGTGAAAATGGACGCGGAGAAGATTATAAAGGCGGATTCGCTAGTAGTACAGATCTAGCAAAAAGGGCTGGTGCTAAGGGAGGCCAATTGAGCCGTAGAGGGTATAGATTTATCAAGCATATAGGTAGAAAACGTGGCCTTTATCTAAATTTATCAACAAATGAAGAAGAAATTTTAAAGTTGGGAGTATCTATCAATGAAAAATAATAATTTTGAATGTATCTGCGATTACAAGCAGTGCTGTAAAGATGGAACGGTATATATAGGCGATATAGTAGACAATGTGGAAACTTGGCTAAGTAAAAGAGAAGATAATCCTACACTATCTATCTATATGTGCCCTAAACACGCTAAAAAATTCTACAAAATGATAGGATTGCCATTCAAAAGCGCGGAACATTAAAAAAACTATTGCATTTTGTTTATCGATGGTGTATAATTAAAACATAAAGATAAACGAAAGGAATAAAGCAATGATTAAAATCAAAGCACCAAGATATAGAGATAGGAGCGTATTATTAGCGAGGTATAGGCTTCCGTGTGGACAAGGAGTTACAGTAGAAATCTTGACTGGGGCATATAAAGGGGTTTACAAAGTATCAAGCGACACCATTTGTAAAGCCCCAATCGAGGGGATGGAAACTAAACAAGGTAAAATAATTGCAATGCGAGTAATACCGCTAGACGCAATGGAAAGGGTAGAATAAATGGACAATGAATTTTTCAAAACCAATTTTAAGTATAATGAAGCAGGCGAGCTAGTATTAGAAGGGGAATATGATATGGTCGGCGAAATGGTTGCTGAAATAACAGCACAAAAAGAAACACTATGGAAGCGATTTTGCCAAGATGTATGTGAAAAAATGGTTGCTTATTATTCGGAGGACAGTATAGATGTAATACATTTTCATAAAGTATTCAATGAAAAATTTAACGAAGTAACTAAATATTGGAAAGAGGAGAATAATGAATAAAATTAAAAATAGAATAGAAGATTTAGATGAAACTGTTGCTCACTATATGGATAAAGTAGAAAAATTGGAAGAATCACAACGAGATTTTGATAAAGAAATGAAAGATTATATTAGAAAATGTGTGTGGGAGTCTATGCAAGGGTGGGTGAATTCAGGCCATCAGAATATAATTACTAAAATAAATGATGAGATAATCACAACAGAATTTGTCAGAGATAAAGTGAGAGAATTAAATGATAAAAAACTTGACTTGGAATTAACATTAGAAAGAGTCAATGAAACATTGGAAAAATGTAAAGGAGTAGAATAATGAGTACAATTATAATAATGCTACTATTATCAATGATTTTAACATTAGTAGCTTTAATAGTAATAGAAATGATATTAGGAAAGGATAAAAAATGAGTAAAAATTATTATTTGGTCACAGATAGTGGGAAGATTATCAAATTTAGTGCTAAAGATTTTGAATATCTACCACCGGCTATGCAACAAATATTTGATGAGCTCGGAAATAAGTTTGAATCTAAAAAAGATGCAGAACTAGCGATTGAAAAATTAAAAGCACTCAGGCGATTGCGTAAAGCGGAGTTAAAATTTAAAGACTTTAACTATAATATTGATGGCGATGTATATGATGGGTCAGTAGATCTAAAAGGCCTAGTATATCCGGGGTTTGGAGATGATTTAAAAATTGTGTTTGGAGGTGAAGAATGAAAATGTATAAAGTAGGCAAAAAAGTTGGTGTATTTAGGTTTAATGCTCAAACCAATGAAGATAAAATAGAATCTGGAAGAATAGTAGCAAGGCGTTTGGTGTATGAAGACTACCATCTTGGCGGGTATTCTTTTAAGGCAATATATGCCGTAAGATTATCTGATGGGAGAGTAATAAAATGCGAACACGATGAATTGTGGACAAAAGTATGGAGAAAAGAAGAATGAGTAGAGAAATTAAGTTTAGGGCATGGTCGAACATAGTAAACAAAAGGAGGAAGATGAAACGAAGGATTAACAGCATATATCTTCAATGCAAAGAAGCATATCTTGATGGATTCAAGGAAGGGTTTTCAAGAGCATGTCATTTGAATCATAAGTGCGAATACCACGATGGCTATGAAGACGGATTTAGTGATGCTTTTCGTATCGCATTAGATATAGATAAGGCATTTGCTAAAGACGGAGGTGAAGAATGAAAAAACAAGAATGTCCTGTGTGCGGTGAATACAAAATCTTACTAAAAGACCAAAAAATGTGTTGGGACTGCTATATTAAAAATTGCAAGATTGAACCAGAATGGTAAAGGAGGTGAAGAATAGTATTATGGTATAATATAATTATAATTTAGATATTGAGGTATTAAAATGACAACAATTAAAGATCTAAAATTCGACGATAAGAACTTCAATAAACACACCGAGTACGGTATGAGCTTATTAGAGAAGTCTTTAAGAGAGAACGGTGCCGGTCGCTCTATTTTGATTGATAAGGATAATAATATCATCGCTGGCAATGGAATTGTAGAGAGTGCCGGACAAATTGGGCTAGATAAAGTAAAGGTTATTGAAACTACCGGCGATGAGCTTATTGCTGTAAAGCGGACTGATATAAGTTTGAATAGTAAAAAGGGTCGCAAAATGGCTCTTGCTGATAATTCTACTGCAAAAGCGGATTTGGAGTGGGACGAAGAGAACCTAAAAAGCGAATTTGATGAAGAAGAATTAAAAGACTGGGGTGTAGATTTAGAGTGGACAGAAGAAACCGAAGTTACCGAAGACGAAGCCCCAGAAGTAAATGAAAACGAACCAGCAGATAGTGAGCTTGGCAAAGTTTACCAATTAGGTAACCATAGGCTTATGTGTGGTGATAGCACGGACGCTGGTAGCGTGGCAATACTAATGGATGGGCAGAAGGCAGACTTACTATTAACAGACCCTCCGTATAATGTAGAGATAGTAGGCGGTTCTCACGGAGAAAGTATTGAAGAGAGACTTAAAAAAGGTGCCCTTACTATACAGAACGATAAAATGTCAAATGACGATTTCGCAGCTTTTCTACACAATGTATTCTCTTCTGCAAATTCAGTTATGAAAAACGGTGCTTGCTTTTATGTATGGTACGCATCTCGTGAAGTAATAAACTTCCAGAGCTCATTAAACGACAGTGGATTAGAAGTAAAGCAAGAACTTATCTGGAATAAGAATAATCTAGTTATGGGAAGGCAAGATTATCAATGGAAACACGAACCGTGTCTGTATGGATGGAAAGAAGGTGGCTCGCATAATTGGTATGGTGATAGAAAACAGACCACTGTAATAGATTTTGATAGACCATCAAAGAGTGAAGACCATCCTACTATGAAACCGGTTGAATTGTTTGCGTACCAAATAAAAAATAGCTCTAAGAAAGAAGACAAAGTACTAGATCTATTTGGTGGTTCTGGTACTACTTTGATTGCTTGCGAACAATTAGGGCGCAAATGTTATATGATGGAACTAGACCCTAAATATTGTGATGTAATAAGGAAACGCTATTGAAAATTCGCTACTGGTAGCGAGAAAGGTTGGCAAGATGGCACAAAAGCAATACTCTGACAAAAACATAGCAGAACATAATTTTAAGAATTTAACAGCGGAAGAACAGCGAAAAATAGCAAGTCAAGGTGGAAAGAAGTCTGGGGAAGTACGTAGACAACGTAAAACGCTTGCCCAGATTGGCGATATGATAGGTGGCTTAGATATTAAATCACCAAAGAACAGGGCTATTTTAAGGGACGCAGGTATTACTGACGAGGATATGATTAACGATGTTGGTATGATGTTTAGACTTAACTTAAAGGCGCAGACTGGCGATGCTAAGGCTATTGAGCTACTAAGCAAATTACGTGGGCAGTTCAAAGAGATTAGCCAGACAGAGGTTATAGCACCAAAGCCACTAGTAGATCTAACAGAACGCAAGAAAAATGGCGAATAGTGTGATATAATAAAAGCGTAGCACCCAATTGGTAGTCGCCCTAGTACGAGAGGGAAAGCATATACCAGGGGAGCAGGAAGCAAACAATAGCTCGTTACCAAGGCTCACGCTACCCAGTTTAACTGAAGGAGAGTTCTGGCGAAAAACTCTTCCCGCCATATCGAGCAGTGGCGGAAGTAGCAGACGCGCGCTATGATTTTAGCCAAAGGAACAACACCGAGCCGAAGGCTGGTGCCTGTGGCTTTTACAGAAGAGATATAGGATAAAGTGGATAGCCCTATATGATATGCAGGTGCAAGTCCTGCCGCTCGACCGTAGATTAAGACTTAGCCTCAACGGTTAGGTCTTTTTTGTGTTATAATAACAATATGGACAAGATAAGCATTATAGTAACAGTATATAATAAAGCACCTTGGCTAGAGCGGTGTTTTAATAGTATAGTAGAGCAAACAGATAAAAGCGCCGAGATAATTGTAATTGAAGATGGTAGCACAGATGGTGGTGATAAGATTTGTAAAAAATACGCTAAAGAGAACGGGTGGAAACTCATATCACAAAAGAACGCCGGCGTTAGCATTGCTCGCAATCGTGGTATAGATAAGGCAACAGGGCATTATATAACATTTTTGGATGCCGATGACTCTTATGAGTTAAATGCCGTTGAAGTAATGAAAAATATGGCTAAAGATGGGCGTTATAATATAATTCAATTCGGTCAGTATAGACAAGATAGCGGCTCGCATCCGCAGTCTCCACGAGGTGATTATATATTGCCGAATATGGTGAAATATTGGGAATTTGTGACTAATAAACTATACAAGCGCAGTTTCATTATAGAGAATAATATCAGATTTATAGAGGGCTTGCAGTTTGGCGAAGATGAGATGTTTAATGTTGAAGCGTTTATAGCGAATCATGGCTTAAGGCAGGCAGCGCCTAAATTGTATAGACATTATTTTGACGATAAACAAAGTCTATGCCGTGGTGGTTTAGATCTAGATAAATTAAAGGTACTAGAGAAACTATTAAAAGAGCGGTTGATAAAGGCCGTAAATGATGGTGGCGATAAATGGGTTGATAGCGCAGAGTGGCTTATAAGACAATTAGACATTCACTATAAGTCTAGAACTTTTAAGCGGTTTGGATTTGATAGAAAACCTAAAGGCAAATATGATATCGTGTATTTTGTTAAGAATGGTCCGTATAATGAAGAATTGCGATATTCTCTAAGGTCAGTTGAGAAAAATTGGTCATATAGGGACGTATGGTTTTATGGTGGTAGGCCAGAGGCACTTGAACCAGACCATCATGTGAAAATGGTGCAGAACTCTATTACTAAATGGGAAAATGTACGGAATATGATGGTTGAGGCCTGCAAAAATGACGATATAACCGAGGACTTTTGGCTATTCAATGATGATTTCTTTATATTATGTCCGATTAAAGATTTCAAACCTAGGTATGATGGCACATTGACTACAAAAATAGAAGAGGTGCGGAATAAAAAACATGGCTCGGATAGCGAGTGGTCAAGTAATTTGTGTAGGCTAAGAAAACTATTACAAGATAATGGCAAAACTGAATATTGCTATGCTATACACGAGCCTATGTTAGTAAACAGAAAAAAGATGCTAGAGGTGTTAGAAAAATTCCCAAAAGAGCCGATGTTGAGGGCATTGTATGGGAACTGGTGGAATATTGGCGGAGAGCAAGAAAAAGACCCTAAATATGCATTACCCGAACCTAGAGATTTGGCAGATAGATTAAGAGAACACGATATAGTTAGCACCTCAGACGATAGTTTTAGGAGCGGGTATATTGGTAGATGGATAAAGGATAATTTTATAGAAAAAAGTAGATTTGAAATATAATATTAAATAGGAGGTAAAAATGCCAGTACATGCAGTTAGAAGCGCAGGGGGAAAAATAATAGGTTGGCAATTCGGCCAATCCGGTAAGATATATAAAACTAAGCAGGAAGCCGAAGAGCAAGAACGAGCGATTCGTGCCAGCGGTTGGAGTGGCGATGCCGATAGCATTGACAACTGGAACTAAGAAAATACGAGAGGCAATACTTGAGCCGACATTCTATAAGGTTATACAAGGTGGTGCGAGCGCTTCTAAAACTTTTTCAATTATGATTCTTTTGGTTGGTTATGCCGAGAGTTATCCCAATTCTCTTATAACTGTGGCCGGTATGACCTATAATCATCTTGCTACTGGTACTATGCGAGACTTAAAAAAAATATTGCAAGAGACAAATCGCTGGAAACCGGAGAATTTTAATAAATCCGCTAAAATATATTCTTTTGATAATGGCTCACAGATTGAATTTTTGTCAGTTGATAACATGACTGCGCGTGGCCCTAGGCGTGATGTTCTATTCGTTAATGAGGCAAACGGTGTGCCATATGAAACTTTTGACCAATTGGCGACACGGACTAGGGATTTTGTGATTATAGATTACAACCCTAGTGCCAAGTTTTGGGCGCACGAGGAACTTGTGGAAAAGAAACCAGAGAAAACCACCTTTTTGACCTTGACATACTTAGACAATGAGGCTTTAAGTCAGCAAGAGCGTGAGAATATTGAAAGCCGTAAACCAAAACCAGGTGAAGAACCAAGTAACTGGTGGACGGTCTACGGCTTAGGGCAGATTGGAACACTTGAGGGGAATGTTTATAGTGGTTGGCAAGAATCAACTCGTGCAGAAATTGAACATAATGGAAAACTGGTACGTTATGGGCTAGACTTCGGCTTTTCTAATGACGAGTCAGCACTGGTTGGAATATACGATATGGGCGAAAATAGACTAGGTGTAGTGCAAATTATATATAAAAAAGGTATATTAGGTTCACAATACAAAGAAATTTTAATGTCGCAAAATATAGACCCGTCTGTGTTAATCGTAGCAGACTCAGCTAGACCGGAAATCATAGCAGAAATTAAGGCGGCTGGTTTCCGTATTGTAGGCGCAGATAAAAACGCCGGTTCAGTTAAGCGTGGTATTGACCGAGTAAGCCAACGGCAAATAGTTTATGTAGGGTTAGATCTAAAGCGTGAATATCTATCGTACCACTGGCGCAAAAAACGCACAGGAGATATTTTAGACGAGCCAGAAGATGGAAATGACCACTTAATGGATGCGCTCCGTTATGCTATCGACGATTTGAGCAAAAAGCGTATTGAATTCTAAAAAAAGTGTTATAATAAAAATATGCCGTATGGTGGCACATTAAAATAATTGCGTATAAGTTAGGGGGTGTATTATGTGAAAAAGAAGTCCAAGAAAAAGAAACGAAAAGTTATATCTTCTAGAGAAAATGCGCACCATTTATTATGGCAACGCAAGCATTGGAACATCGGTTATATTCACAAATTAAGAGAGCATTGGTATATGCGATTGTTCATACCTAAAGACACTCTGCATAAGTATATTCACGAGAATATGGAAGAAATACCAACGCCGAACGCAGTCAGCGCAAAAATAATGTTGGAGATGTTAGATTTACTCGCACAGACTGGTTTTATTACACCACTAGATGATATTGAAAAAAGACTAATGGTGTTGCTAGACCTGATTCCGTATGATGAATCTGATATGCGAATGGCTATCAAAAAGCAATTAAGACTAGTACGCAATTATAACGAGGGTGGCATATAGCCGCCCTTTTTCTTGTGGAAAACTTTATAAAAAGTCCAAAAAAACTATTGCATTTTGAAACGATATGGCGTATAATAAGAATATAAGATAAACGAAAGGAAAAAAATGGAAGAACCATATGAACCAACGCCATATGAAGAAATGCTACATGAGAACGAACAATATCGGCTAAGGCGCCTACAAATAGAAAAAGACGAATATACAAGGTATAATTCAGATTAAAAACAAAATAGGGGGGCAAGATTAAAGAAATGGAAAAATAATAGCAAGGGAGAGAAAAATGACAGATGCAGAGTGTCTAATGACTGCTGGTATCGCAATTACGGCAATAGTAAGTGTGGCAGTAGTTATCTGGAAAATAATAGACAAGAGGTGATGGAGGGTGAAAATGAGTAGTTTTGCAGAGCGTTTCGGCGGCCTAACGGTGGCGCAAGCGATAGAAATGAACGAAACCGCTAAAAAGTATTGTAAAAAATAAAAAATTGCAGTATAATGTAAAATACACCTAAATAAGCACAAAAGACCGCTCAAAACTGCGAGGGCGGTTTTTTGTGCGATTGTGTTATTGGCTAAAATGTGCTACTATAAAATTATAATAAACAGGAGCAAAGAGCAATGTTAAAATTTAACGGGTTAGAACCAATCGAGTTTAAAGGCCGGTTGTGCGAACCAAAACTAGACACAGAAAAAAAATTAAGGTTGTCGGCTGTTAAGTTTGACACAATAGAAGATATTAAGGAAGCGGACGATATTTTAGCATCTTGTTTCGAGGAAGAATTCGCAAAGTCGTTCATTAGAGAAAAATTAAGCACCGATGATAAATTAGTGCTAAAAACTTATTTAGTACAAGGCGAAACTGGGATAAATCGATTGTCAGAGGCAACTCAGGGAGCTATTGAAACTTATATTACTAGAGCAATGGAGCAAAAATAATGGCTAAGAATATAATTTGCGTTTATCAAGATTGTCCATTATGTGGCGACAAGGGTAAAAAATTAAAGGAACTGATTTTTAATAAGAAACTTAATGTTAGAAAAGTAAGTTTTGCGTCTGAAGAAGGCAGAGAGTTAGTTTATAAGGCATTAACTGAGCATAAAATCGGGAAGATGCCGTTTTTTAGTGATGGCGTGAAATTTAGTACAAATATTGAAGATATTATAAGTAAACCAAAGAAGGTAAAAACAAAGGGGGTAAAGAATGTCGATAATAAGTAGATTCAAGGACGCTAGGCGTAAAACTCAGGCTAACCATTTTGCCCAAGAATTGTCTAATCGTTTTATGGTTAGTCCGATTTGTTCAGATTATGAGAACATTTTTGCGCAGGTAAGACCACTGATTGATGAAATGAAGGTGGTGTTTCCTTATGGTGTAGATGAAAAGGGTAAAGAGTTAAATTCTAAGAAAACACCAGAGTTACAAGTGCTAAAAAATCCAAACGAGGATATGGGCTGGAGTGAGTTTGCAGATCTAATGTATGCAACTTGGCTAACAGAGGACGAATTGGATATTCATGTTTGGAGAAACGATAAAGGTGATGTTGAGGCATATACTATTCTTCCACCGTCTAGTCGTATATATCTAGGCTATGGGCATTGGGAATGGCAAACAATGACCGTAGATGGAATTAAAATGTTAGACGAGAGCGAAGTTATGCGTTTGAGATTCAGCCGTAGTCCGCGTGATATTCAAAAAGGCGTTTCTCCAGCGTCGGCGTCTAGGGTATGGGCTCAGATTGATGATTTAATCGCACAATATCAGAGAGCATATTTTGAAAACGGCGCAGTTCCTGCAACAATTACTTTTATTACGGCTAGTACATACGAAAAATATGATAAGACTAGAAAAGAACTAGAGGATAAATTAAAAGGCGCTCATAACCACAATAAAACCGTTTATGCGTGGCGTCAGTTTGACAATGATACAGGTAAAAGCGTCGACCAAGTAGAGGTAAAGACTATTCAGGGCAATAACTCTACGCTTGCGATTCGTGAAATTGTAGATATTGTAAACGATAGGCTAAATAAGTCGGTTGGAGTTTCTAACTTTATTCTCGGTGATGATTCTAGTGCGAAATATGATAATGCAGAACTATCAGACCACCAATTCACAAGACGCCGTGTATATCCTGCGCTTGTCAGTTTCTGGAATCAATTCCAGCATGAACTAGAGCGTATTTTAGGCGGTGGATTAGGCTATGGCATTAGTTTTAGCCTAGAAATCCCAGAATTGACTGAACGGGTAAAGGCTAGAGCTGAAATCGCTAGAATTAGAGCAGAGTCGCTTGTAAATATTATCAGTGCAGGTGCTAGCGGCGCCGCTGCTGTTAAGGCGCTAGGTTTGCCTTCTGATTGGCAAATGGCGGCTGATGGAATATATGCTAAAGCGCTCGCCGGACAACTTTTATCACCAGTGTCTATTGATTATTCAGCACCTAAACCGACAGAAACTACTACCGATAAAAAAGAAGATAAAGAAACCGAGCAGATTGCTTACGATATGGTTCATGGTCATCATTGCGAGTGTCATAAAGACGCATTACCGCCAATGACAGAAGAAGAGAAACAAATATATGATATTCTGATTGAGCTTGGTGGCGCACTATTAGAACAAAAAGAGATAGATCTAGAAAATGTAATAGCTGAAATGACGGCTTTACTTGAAGAAGATGCCAAAAATGGCGCTATTGATGGAGCTAAGGCACTACAATTATTAACAGATAAAGACGTGGCAAATGAGATTCTGCAAACTATCTCTAAAGGCGAGATTGTTATTAGCGAATCCTTAAAAGAGCGCATTGCGAGCAGAGCAACACAATTAGCGACAGGCTATACAGAATATACGCAAAAACTAATTGAGAATACGCTAGCTGGTTCAGAGAGTTTGACGGCAAAAGAGATTAAGGAAAAGTTAAACGAGGTAATGCCAAGAGAACGAGCCGAGCTAATTGCTAGAAACGAAACGAATTATGCTATTCGCTCTGGTCGGCTTGAACACGATGAGCAAATTGCCAATAAATATGGTCTGAATGTGCGTTTAGTATGGAGAACGTCCGGCGATAGCGATGTTTGCCCAGTGTGCGCAGCAATGGAAGGAAAAACGGTAGATTTAGGCAAGGCTTTTGATAATGTCGTAAAAACCGCCGATGGAGAAGTAATCACTTGGGAACATTCAATGTGGAACGATGGAGGTAGAGTGACAGATGCGCACCCTAATTGTAGATGCTATTTTGACGAGGAGGTTTATTAATGGGAGCGATTAAGATAAGATGCCCTAAATGCGGTTGGATTTTAGGAGATACAGATAAAAGCATAGATTGTGTTTTAAATTGTCCTAAATGCAACGCAGTAAATGTAAAAATGAGAGTTGTAAGTTTTAGCGAATATAATGATTTAATAAGAAAGGAAAAAAATGACTAATCCAAATAATGCAGTCGGCACAAATGCCGCTTATAATGGTAGAACGTCAGTAAATGCGTTTAATGATGACTTGGCGCTATTGAATAGGGGTATTATAAGTGGGTGGGCTTGTGCTCCTGATAGTGGCTTATCGGTAGTTCTAGGCGGTTCTGGCACTACTAGAGATGTGGCAGTTGCAGAAGATAATATCGGAAACAAAACAAGTATTAATAATATCAGCGGCTCGCCTATTCAGGTGACTATTGGACCAGCGCCAGCGGCCGATTCGAGAATAGATCTAATTGTAGCATATGTTGATAACCCGCCAACAGGGACTAGCACGGTGGCCGATAATTATGGTGCGTGTGGTCTTATAGTAGTAGCAGGAACGCCGGCGTCTACACCAACAGTTCCAGATGATAATGCTATACGAACGGCTATTGTAGCAGATGGGGCTAGTGGTGCTACGGCTTATTATGTAGTATTGGCCCAAATCACAATTGCTAGCGGTACTACTGATATTGATGCTACTATGATTCAGCAAGGCGCACAATCTGGCGTAGGAACAAGCAATATTTTGAATGGAGCTGTAACGGCGGACAAGATAGATTTTACGACATTAATTGAAAAAGTTGGAACGGCTGATAATTATGCCCTTAAGTACGCAGATGGCACAATGATATGCTGTCAGCGTATAAGCTGTACTACTGATACAGTAGAAACTTGGGGTTCTCTATATAATGTACTTTTGAAACCGTCAAATGTATTATACGCAGTAGAATTTTATTCTTTACCAACCATAAGCGTAACCTATGAGTCTAGCGGAGTTAATGGTATGCTTACGACACGATACCAATCTGGCTACCCTACAAAGGCGCACGCCGGAACTTACACAGTCGCTAGACCTAAAACGTCTTCTACTGGCTCACCAGCTATCTTACACATTATCGCTATTGGCAGATGGAAAGCCTAACGCTCTTTATGATTAGTGTTAGTTAGGTAATATATTCAGTTTAACTACGCTCTGAATATGAAGATATTACCTTCAAAGTTTGTAGAAGTACCAGTAACAGAATAGCCTAGCAAGTCTATTGATGATTGACCAGAATAAGTTAATTGAGCAAGAACACCGCAAGGTTGGTCTTGTAAAGTAGTATTATAGCCAGTGCCAATATATTCAGTAGTTTTTGAACTTCCAGATTTTACAGAAATTGTAGCGTGGCTTGATGTAAGTATATTGACCGGCTTGATGTGCCCTATAACCAGAACTATGAATTTTTCCCCAGTTTTTGGAGATAATGAAGAAAAAGGTATGGTTTTCATTGTGGTTTCTGTGCTTATATTGTTATACGCATAATGACCGTAGTACGAATTGAATGTCGTAAAATCTATCTTGTACGAAGTAACTCCACCAAGCCATCAATAACTTTTTGTTTATTTATTATTTTGTGTTATACTTAAAATATACTATTAGAAAGGAAAGTAAGATGGGTAAAACTACTATCAATAATACAAAATTTAATATAAGTAGCATATGGAAAGCACTGATTCCCTTTATTATTGCTGTTTTAAGTGGTATTGGGGCTAGTATTGCGCTAATCGGTGGCGATGGTGAAATTAAAGTGCAGATTGAATATGCGCCAGAATCTCGACCAGTGGTTCTTGAAGAAGAAAAGCCAGGCATCGTAGAGGACATTTTGACTGTTGAATCTATTGATGGTGGCGGGCAATTTAAAGATAAAGATACTGGGGTTTCAGAATTAGACACCGACGTCTATTACGAACTAGGCGCTATGGAGTCGGTAGACACTACTTCACCAGAGGCTTTTAGTGATTCAGTATTAGATAAGTGTATTATCGCTAATAACTACTATGGGGCGCAATGTGTTTCTCTTGCTCGTGCATTCTGGTTTGACTATGCCGGTTTTGATGTTTCTACTTGTGGCACTGGTTTAGCAAAAGGAATGATGAATTGTGCAGACCAGAACGCAGGCGACAAATTTAAAGTTATTTGGTCGACAGATGAAATTATAGACGGTACTTGGATTGTTTTAGATGGTTCTCAGACCGGTCATATCTGTATGGCTATGGGCGAGGCTAAAGATGGCTATGTGGCTTGTCTAGGCGAAAATCAGGGCGGTAAATCTTGCGGTGACGGAATCGGCGGTTCGGCTGCTAATATCATAAATATCTCGCTAAAAAACTTTATTGGTGGATATACTCCGATTGACTATATACCAGTTACTCCAGTAGTTCCAGACACTGGTATTGTAAAATAAAATATATGGTATAATAGAATTAGCGACGAAATAGTCGCAGCATATAATTTCCTCTTTGCGGGAATCACCCCACTAAGGCACACTCTAGGGGTGATTTTCGTTAATTAAAAAAGGTCTTTATAAAAAAATAAAAATGTGATATGCTATAAATATGAAGTTCTACGATGCAACAGTGTTAAAGGACGCTAAAAGCTCGGAAGAGCGGCGTTTTCGCAACATTCTTGCTAACTCTGGGCAAATTATGGAATCGGGGGAGGTTAGAGATCTAGACAATCTTTACGTAATGGGCAGAGATGGCAAATTGATTGCTATTAAAACACTAAATAATAATCCAGATAAGCAAACTGAAGAATATACAGTAAAAGCGCAGGCAGACCATGGCGAAATTGTAGATGGCGAGCTTGTAGATACTATTGAGAAGCAATTTGGTTCTTGTAAAGTGTGGCTCGAAGATGATGGGCTACATGCTAGAATGTATTTTGCTAATAATGATAGACTAGCAGACCATGCTTGGGCAATTTCAGAAGATGCGAGTTATTCTACTGGCATTGATTGGTACCAAGATGGCTATTATGGTGCTGGACAAGAAATTAATGAGTCTATTGGGATTTTGCGGGAGATCTCAATGGTTTTGACAGGTAATGACCCGCGAGCTAAAACTATTGACCATAAAAAAGATGACTCGGTGAGGGCTAATGGTAGTGAAGCCGATGATTCTGATTGTGGTGAAAATAATATTAAAGGAGAAACTTTAATGAGTAAAGTAAATGATGAACTCACTCCTAACGAAAATACTGTTATGAAACAAAAACTAGCCGAAGAGTTAGTTGAAAAAGTATCAGAGGTAGTTGATGAGTTTACTACTACTGCGCCAGAAAGTAAAACAGAGCCTACGGCTGTTGATGAAGAAAAATCTCCAGAAGTAGTCAATGCAGATACTAAAGACGCCGAAGAACCAGCAGAAGAAACTCCAGTTGTAGAGGAGAAAAAAGATGCTGTTGTTCACAATATTAACATTAATTTGAGGGACAAAGTTGTGAAAAACGAACTTCCAGTTGTATCAAAAGATACAAAAGCAGCGGCAAAGGCTTTCCGAGCAAATGCTATTCGTGATGCGCTCAAGGCTTCTAATTTCAAGTTTGACCAAAAATTCGAAGATGCTCTCGCTGCAAAAACTAAAGATGGAATCACTGGTCTTGGGACTCCGCTCAACATCACCAATATGTTTACTGAGGCGATGGAAAAAAGTGATGGTATTTTAAGCTATATCTATCACATTGGTGGAACCAATGGACGTGGTTTAAGAAATAATGCGCTTGCTGGCACTGCTGAATATGGCAATGAAGCTGCAGGTCATAAAAAAGGTGACACCAAGGCTGATGAAGCTCTTGTAAATACTATCCGTGTTGCATATGACAAGATGGTCTACAAGAAACTCTCCCTTGATGCAATGGAGATCTATGAGAATCCAGAACTATTAGAATTCCGCGCACAAGAATTACTAGAACAAATCTTGCTCTCTATTGAGCGTGCTATCTTTATCGGTGATGGCCGAACAGCTCCATCTGGTGCTAATGCAGATCTACGTATGTTCGATTCTTCGACGAATACGGGTCTCTTTCCAATTGCTGATGACTGTGCTGCACAATCCGGCTATGGTACTCTCGTAGCTTCTAGCTATTCTGTAAAAGCAGGTGACAACCTTTATGATGGTGTTGTCGGTGCTCGCCAATGGATTCGCTCTGAGGGTGAACAAATCCTCGTCGTCAAGCCATCGGTTCTTACCGCTGCATTCCAAGCTAAGGTTGGCAACCGTTATCTTATCGAGCCGGGCGCAACTGCTGAAGATATCTTCCGTGTTGCTCGTGTATTTAGCCCAATGTGGATGGAATACGCAGAAGATGATGCTTACCTCTTGGTTAAAAATGGTTATACCACGACCGGTGAACGTACTCCACGTGTATATCCATTCTTCGATGTTTCTACCAACCAAAACGTTCTCTTAAATGAGATGCCAATTGGTGGTACATTGACTAAATACAAATCCGCTTGTGCAATCAAGGGTTTGAGTGAATCTGGAAGCTAATTTTTAGGAGATTAACAATGACGCTGGATGAATATAAACTATTAACCGGTCAAACATTGGATTATACTAATGAACAATGGGCGACAGTGCAGAATATAGCGAAAATTCGCTTAGCGTCATTGTTGTGCCTTGATACATTCCCAGCGTTGTCTAGTAATAACCAAGATTTAGCATTACTGTTGGCGAATTTTATTAGTGCAACGCTGAAATTTCAAGGCTCCTATGATGCGATTAGCTCGAAAAATGTTAGAAACTTTACAATCAATTTTAATAATAGTGCCACCAACGCTTTTAGCCAGATATACCCAGAATATAAGGACATAATAGAAAAATATAGTCAATGTGGTATTGGTATAAAAGTAGAGCGTTCAGCGTGCCACAATTGTGGATATAATTATGGAATTCTCAATATTTGATGCATTCCCTAATGCCATAATAAGCGGTGTGTGGGAAATCGGAACTTGTCAGCATGGTACTCTAGTAGGCAATCAATACCTAAAATATGGAGATCTAGACGTGGTTATAGACGAGGGCAACAATTCTCGTATAAATACTACCCCAGAATCTATTATATCTGATATGTTAGTCTATGCTAAAACAGAGCAATTGCCGACTATTTCGACATCTGAATTAGTGTCTGGTTATATGATATACAATAGCCTAGAAGATGCTTATTATGAAATAGTGGACGCTGGTCTTGGTAAAAACCAACACACTGGCAATATTGAGCATGTTGAACTAAAAGTGGTGCGGACGGAAGTTGTCGAAGATGGCGGAGAAAGCGACAGTTGATTTCAAACTGAATGCTAAAGAACTCACATTGATGAATGAGAGGGCTGTAAAAGGGCTTTTTCAGATGGGGTTCGATATAGCATCTAGGGCAAGACAGAATGCACCATATGTAACAGGGGCTTTAAGAAACACTATTAGAGTCCAAGCGAGAGATGACTCGGTGCATGTTATAGCAGGTGGCAATTTCGGCGGTTTTAGAGTAGATTATGCGTATAAGCGTGAACAAGGTCCGAACAGGGACGCCTCAACAGTGCATTATATGAAAAATGCTCTAGACTCCACTATGTTAGGTGATTGGCAAAAAAAGTATTTTGGAGATATAACTAAATGATAACCGTAGCAATTCTAGAACAAATGGTAGCAGACCATGTGGCAGATCTAGAAATAGATAAAAACTGCTTTTGGGAACAAGCGCCATTAAGAAAAGATGGCTCGCCAGCAAGTGGCGTGTGGTTAGTCACAAGGAGTGGTAATGCAATGAACTCTCCAAAAGGCTATAATTTACAATCAACGGTAGATTTTTATGTAGCATTTGCTAATAAGCCTAAAACCGAAAATGTACATCAGCAAATCCTAGAGTGGATTATAGAAAATCCGTGTTTTTGCCAGATGGCTGGGAGCGTTGGTGGCACTAACTATGACTTTTACAATGTGAGAATAAGGCCCACAACTACACCTCAAAATGTAATGGTCACAGAAAATAATTTGGTTGTGAAGATTGCTAGCGCTCAGATAATTTACGATATAAAAGTTTAAGAAAGGACTAAAAATGGCAGTTAAAAATATTACTCAGCTCCGCCGCGTAGTATTCCGGAAATGGGATGCCAGCACTAGCACTTGGGATGTATTTACTCTTGAGGCTGATGATTTAGGGCAGGATACAGTTATGACTGTGAATGTCGCCCCTCGCACCCGTTCTCGTGCATCTAGCATGGGTACTTCGGAAACGCCAATCAAAGGTACGCTCGGCAGCTTTGCTGGTTCTATCACATTCTTGCTAGATACTTATAAGAATCTTGGCAAAGCGATTCAGAACTGGAGCGCCGCTACTTATGCTGGAGCTGGTAGCAATGATGGTAATATCATTTTTGACGATAGCTCAATTTGTAGCGAAGACGATTACTTATCGGTAGTCGCTCAAGGTCTTTGTGATGATGGCTCAACCGTTGATATTGAATTACCTCGCTGTGTTCCAAGCCTTGATGAGGATATTTCCATTGGTACAGGCGATACTCCATCGGTAACGCTAAACTTGCACCCGATTATTTACAATCAGGCATTGCATTCAGCGGATGGATATCCGCAATATTCGGCTAGAATGGGTGATTATGACCTCACTACTAAGAAACGCCTAAATGTGACGACTGGTGCTTACGACACCGTGTCGGAGTCTTAGGAGTTAAAATGACGGCGCCTGAATTGACTTTACAAAAAGCAAAAGAGAGCGTAAAGGTTCGAGAACATCGGGCGTCGGACTTTTTAACTAAAGATGAAATTGAAGAGGTAAAAAACTCTAATATTAGAGGCAAAAAGAAGAGTTTTAACGAAATAGACGCATATATAGCAGAAATAATCGCTAGATTCGGCTATAATACCTATATGGCGTGGAAAAATGGCGATATTAGCGAAAAAACTATGGTTAGATATGTAAACGCAGAGCGGGCTAGAGAGGCTCGGAATCGTGTGACTATTGAAGCGATGGTTTATGCATGCATGGCCGGTGCTAATAATCCAACTAAAGGAGGTTTCATGCCGAAATCGTTAAAAGTAGCTCAGAAAATACTGAATACGGAACAAAAACTAGCGGAGGGTAAATAAAATGGCTCAAGTAGGCGAGGCGATAATTAAGCTCACATTTGACGAAAAAAGTGCTAGATCTAAATTGGATGACTTGGGCAGGCATACTAAAGACGTTGGTTCTAAGGTAATATCTGGCTTTTCTAAAATAGTTAAAGTAGGAACGGCCGCAATAAGCTCAATAGCTGCGGCTTCTGGTGCAATGGTGGCCAAAATAACTAAAGAGGCGGTGGATGGTTTTGCTGATTATGAACAGTTAGTAGGCGGTGTAGAAACGCTATTTAAAGATTCGTCAGATGTCATTATGTCTTATGCGAATAGGGCCTATGAAACGGCTGGGTTATCGGCAAATCAATATATGGAAACTATTACATCGTTCTCGGCAAGTCTCTTACAAGGGTTAGCTGGAGATACTGCCGCTGCCGCTAAATATGCTGATATGGCTATTATTGATATGTCAGACAATGCTAATAAGATGGGCACTGATATGGCAATGATTCAGAGTGCCTATCAAGGTTTCGCAAAACAGAATTATACAATGCTAGATAACCTAAAATTGGGTTATGGTGGTACGGCTAGCGAAATGGCAAGGCTTATAAATGATTCCGGTGTTCTTGGGGATACAATGAAAGTAACTGCAAGCACAGTCAATTCAGTTTCGTTTGATAAAATGGTGCAAGCTATTCATAAAGTTCAGACTAATATGGGCATTACAGGCACAACCGCAAAAGAGGCTAGTAGCACTATTCAGGGCTCTGTAAAGGCTATGAAATCGGCGTGGTCTAATTTACTAGTAGGGTTAGCAGATGATACGCAAGACTTCAATTCTCTTATGGGGGTTTTCGTTGATTCGGCTGGTACAATGTTAAATAATATATTACCAGTAATTCAGACCGCATTGACAAGCATTGCTAATTATTTGCCAAAAGTAGTGGACGTCATAGTTCAAAAATTACCTGAGCTAATTCAGACTTTAATACCGCCACTAGTAGAGGCTGCTATTAATATTGCCAATGGTATAGTAGAGGCGTTGCCGACATTATGGCCGTTATTATTAGATGGCATCAGCACATTTATTCCTGTATTAGTGGACGCTTTGCCTCAGATTTTGATAAGTATAATAGACTTTTTGCTAGACCCTAGTAATATTGATATGATAATAAAGGCAGCAATGCAATTATTCTTAGGTTTGGTACAAGCGGTGCCAAAAATTCTAGGTGCATTGATTGGGGCGTTTGGTAGGCTTGTTGGCTCATTGTGGGATTGGATAACGGCTAAATTTAGAGATTTTGCTGCGAATTTTGGCAATTTTATAGGGAATATATTTAAAGGCGCAATAAATGGCGTGATTAGCTTTATTGAGGGCTTTATTAATATGCCAATTGATATGATTAACGGCTTCATTGGAATTATTAATAGTGCGTTCGGCTGGATTGGCGTGAATATAGACTATATTCCGAGAGTATCTTTGCCAAGGCTCGCACAAGGTGGTTATGCGGATGGAGAAACTGCCGCTATTATTGGTGAGGCCGGTAAAGAGGCAGTATTACCACTTGAGCGCAATACGGATAACTGGGCTGGGCTTTTGGCGAGTACATTAGCCGAAGAAATGGACAATCAGGGCGTTAAAAGTGGTACAATTAATGTATATATGACCAATGAAATTAATAACGAATTAGACGCTGAAGATATAGGACGTATAATGATGCAGTCTATTAGGAGGGCAGCATAATGAATTTAGGCGATATTACAACACAATGCTTTATTCTCGCTCTGTTTATTAGAGATGATGGCGAGAGATTCTTGCTTGGTTCTGGAGCGTATAGTTTTAAAGATGATTTAATGCATTTTGCCGCCAATACTTTTGCCAATGATTTAGTAGAGATACAAGGTAATGATGGTGTTTTCTTGGCTGGGCAAGTACGCAGACCATCTCCGCAGTCATTTGACGGTTTTATAGGCGATGCAACTGTTTCTAAGGGCGACATTGAGAATTATAGGCGTGACTTTTTCGCATTCTTTAGAAAAAATTATTATTATACCGTAGTTTATATATTTGCTGATGGCACTGCTATTCAAAGGCAACGTGGATTTATAGTAGATGCACCAGAGGCGCAAGAGATGTTCCAATTATTCCCAGAGTATCACATAGCGTTAAGTTTTGAAGATGTGAATTATTATACGTATGCAGAAGATTCAAGCGGTAATGAGATCTATGGTAAGTCCGCGACTATTCCGTTTTCGGGTGTTGCTACTCTAGGTGGTGGCTTAAAATGGGATGGAGTCGGGGTTATGTGGGGCAGTAAAGGCGCTATATGGGAGCCAGCAACTGGTGGTGGACCTACTACAATTTCTATTAACTCTATCGACAATGTTTATCCAGTTTGGGAAGTTAAGGGTCCAGCTCAAATACCTAAATTAATTGATATAACGACAAATTCTTCAATCACTTATAATGGCACAGTTACATCTTCTCAGACGCTAATAATAGATATGAACAAAAAGACTGCGCTATTGAACGGAGTTAGCGTTATTGGCAATGTTAGCGACGGATGGGTATATTTTGCGCCTGGCAATAACCGAATTTCATATACGGCATCTAATAATGACGCTATCGCAAGTAAGGTATCTTGGCAGGAGATTGTAGGATAATATGGCGATTAATATAAATTATGAAGTTAGATTATACATAAATGGGACTCTAGTTGGAGATTGTAGAGATATTGCGCAAAACCTAAGTTATTCTAGGAGAAGAACGAAAATAGGCGCCGATTCAATAGACTTTACAATCAATGATAAATTATTCGATAATTGGTGCAAGGCTAGAAACTACACTTTAGATGATTTATTGAGGCCAATAGCGCTAGAATGTAGATTGGTTAGAAATGGGATTGAGCTTGTTGGGGGTTTTTTGGCTACAATGCCGGCATATTCTCCATTACAAGCCAGCGCCAACTTAAAAATGCATTTTGACGGTTTTTTGAATTTACTAGGTGGTGTTTTTATTCGTAATACATCTACTAATCTCCCGCTCGGCGCTGTTAGTGGTAAAGCTGGCAATATGGTTTCGCAGATGATTCAGCTAGCCGAAACTGTATCTAGCAACGCCGGTAAAGCCTACGGATTTACGGTTGGCCATATAGACGATATGGCTAATATAGTAAACGATTTTGATAACTATAAGACAGTTAAGGACTGGATTTGTGATAGATGCGATAATACAACAGGCGCCGGGCCTTTTGATGTATATTTTGAAGCTAATAAAAAATATAGTATTTATAGCGAATCTAATTTTGGTAATATTATTTTAGATTGGAAGGCGCATTTTCCTACAATTCTTAACGGACACTCAGCAAGCTCTATTAATGCACCAGAAGTGAGCGGGTTTTATAGTGCAATAATAGGTTTGGGAGCTGGCGATGTTTCATCTATCCCATCAGAAAACACTGCGCTCTATGCTTTTTCTACTAATAACGATTCAATTAATAGATACGGATATTATGAATCGTTATATCAGGAAAGCTCAGTTTCTGTGCAATCAACACTCCAAAAAAATATTAATGCGCAGCTAGGAATTAACAGTAACCCTACTTGGCAGCCTAAAATTACACTCCACGGCAAGCAAGTAGAACCTAAGCCTAGCGGAATGAATAAAATATGGATTGGCGATATTATAACTATTGAAAATTCGCTAGACCTAACCGGGATGACTAACGGACAATTTAGAGTAAACGAATTAAATGTATCAGTGAGCGCTACTAATAATGAGGTTATAACGCCGATTTTGGAGCGATACAATGGAGAATAAGTTTGTTAAAAAATTAAAGTTTTTCCGTAGAGAATTATTAGATCTAAAAACTGCGCATGATAGAGGTTTAGGCAAGGCTACATTCTTCTTCAATCTAGCGACGTGGACGCCAAGCGACACTAGCCAGCATACTATAAGAATTCAGGCGGTTTTTCAGAATCCTACGGCGTCAGGAATAAC